GTTATAGGGAACATGTTGTAAAATACAACCCTAAAATTATTAGTTAAATTATTAGTTAAAACTTCTAAAGTTCCATCACTGAATAAGTGTCTAATTCCTCTAATTGAAGTTGCATCTGTGAAAGATGCTCTTTCCTGGAAATCATTTGGTACTCCTAATGCCCTCATCCAGTTGTGTATTTCTAGATAGTTTTCTAAATTTTCATCTACTAAAAACTGTATTTCAAATGGCGAATATACAAAATTACCCTCCATTGGATATTTAATAAACGGAGTTGGAATTTCTACGTTTCCAACAGTAATTTCTGGTATACTCGCACTCTGACAAAGATATGATGATTTTGGTGCCTTCTCAATAGTAAATTTAAAACCTATTGGTGATAGGTAATTATTATTTTTAATTTTCTGTTCATACCAGTTGGCAGCCATGTCAACTTCCCAAGCTACCTATTATTTAGACATAAAAAAAGACCCCCGAAGGGGTCTTAGTTTAATGTGAATGGATCACATTAGGTTGTCTACAAGAACACGTCTGTAGTATACGTTTGCGTTCGCGGTGAGAGCACCTGAACCCTGAGTTAGACCCTCAGCGAATGGGTTAGCAACCATGCCATAACGGGTCTTGAATCCGATCTTAGGCTGGAAGGTGTCCTGACCAACGGCACGAACCATTTGGAGAGGAACATAAGGGCAGTAGAAGAGACCTGCATCATAAGCAGATGAACCCTTATAACCCATTACGAAGAAGTGGCGATCAGCAACGTTAGCGGAATATGGATCGACATAAACCTTGATGCGACCGTTGAGGGTTCCAACTAGAGTTGAGGAAGTATCATCAACACCAGCAAGACCGTTGTTACCAGCGAGAGCAGGGGTGTAATCGAGAACACCAGCCATGCCGAGAGCACTTGCAACGTCTGCAGAGCAGATGATGAAGTTACCCTTGCCACGACGAGTCTGTTGACCGATCGCGTTTGCTTCTCTTTCGATTTGGAATAGAAGACCCTTGAACTTCTCAACCGACCAACGACCGTTGGAGTCAACGTCTAGGTCGAAGATACCAGCAGAAGCGGTATTGTTCTGAGCACCAACTTTAGCAATCTTGTAAACGGTACGAACAACTTCGCGGTTGATTTCAGCGAGAACCTCGGTTGAGAGGATGTTCGCTAGTTCGGTCTCAGCATCAAGACCATGGATAGCCTTGAGGTCTTGTGCGAGTTCTAGCGAGTACTCGGCCTTGAGTGCGCGTGACTTTGCAGTTACGGTTACTTTCTCGATCGAGAAACCCATCTCACGGAAGTGATTACCAGAACCATCTCCAAGTGCTTCTGCCTGAGCAGTCGTCATACCTTGACCACCGATGGTGTAGGTGCCGCTGTCATTTAGAAGACCAGGGTTAGTACCTGACATATCGTTAGAAGCGAGTGAATCACCGCTGTTCTCTGACGAATGCTCGGTATCTGCTTCGTTGAAGAATGCTTCTGAACCTGTGCTTGGAACACGGTCAGTACCCTTCATCGAACGCATCGCAAAGATGAGTCCAGTAGGACCAGTCATGGGTTGAACACCGCAGATGTCATAAGCGATTAGCTTAGGCATCGAACGACGAATTAGTGAAATTAGAACGGGGTCGAAACCTGCAACTGGACCAGTTGCGGTTGATGAACCTGAGAATCCAGTACCGCCAAGTGAGTTGGTGGGTGCTGCTTCAGCAAGCATACCACGCTCTTCGCGTAGGAACTTCTCTTGGTTTTCTAGCAGGACTGAGGTAACCGCTTTCTTGTAAGAATCCTGAATAGGTTCAGCATCTTTGTGCTCAAGAATGGGTGCCCACTTTTCCTGCAATTGCTCTGACATGAACATTTGCTTTCTCCTTTGAAAAATGAGTAATTGTGTTAAATTAATAACAAATACGTAATTATTTATAAATCACGTTTGTTTACTTGGACCAGCGGGAAATGGCCTGCATATAAGCAGACATTGCATCTCCAGTCGCAGGTTGCTCTACAGGGGTATCTTCAACCGCAGGAGCAGCTGCTCTTGCGAAATATGATTCCTTCAGAGTTTCGATCTTCTCACGAAAATCTTCTTCATTGACAAACTCAACACCTTCAGATAGGCTCATTAGCTTATCTTTTTGTGTCTCAGCAAGTCCAACAGAAACTTCGCTCACAATCCCATTCTTAATATAACCACCAAGTTTCTTGTGCATTTCAACGTTTAGTTCGATTTGCTCATTGAGCTTCTCTTCCATAACGTTGAGTTGTTCGTTTGCTTCAGCAGCAAGTTCGAACTCCTCTTCGGGAACTTCAAGATAGTTCTCAGCGAAGAGATTTCTGAGTCCGTGCATTAGATTCTCTGCAATCTCGGTCTTAATGCCGTTATCGATTGCAAGAGCATTCTCAGCAACCCACTTTTCAGCAACGAAAGTGAGGTATGAGTCAATATGCTCGGACATTTCTGTTTTGAATTCAGTAACAGCTTCTTCAAATGCTTGCTCATATGCTTCACTCATTAGAGCAACTTCTTCGTTGACTTTTGCTACTACTGCTGCTTCGAAGATGAGTTTTGCTTTGTCTCTGAATTCTTCTGTAAGGTCTGAACCAGATACAAGAGCGTCAAGATCCTCGTCGAATGCGTACTGAATAGTTTCTTCGGTCTCTTCTTCGATGAGTTCGCCATCTTCTTCGGTCTCCTCAAAAGTAGGCTTTTTGCTTAGGGTCTCTTGCTTATCAGCAGAAGCATCTGAAGGCTTAGTCGATAGCGACTTGCTTCCTTCGTGCTTCATCTTAGCAGCAACCTTTTTACCGATTGACTCGGTGCTATCGGGTTTGCCTGAGGTTGGGGTATCACCACCAATCTCTTCTGATTCATCTTTGAGTTCGGATCTTTCTGCAGGTTTAGCGCCTTTGGTTACGACGTTAGATCCCTCATCTAGATCCATTCTTGAAATATCTTCTGACATTTGAGTTGTCTCCTGTCTAATTTACGGGGATTTTCTTGTAATTATTTATATATTTAAATATTATAAACCTCTGAGGAAGGCAGCAAACGCTTTGAGTTTGCGCTCCTGAAGGTCGAAACGAGTTGCCTCGTCAATGGTTTTCTTAAGTTGGTTGATCTCAACTTCCCTTAACATACCACTTTCCCAAACCCACTCTTTACCTTCCATGATCCCCTCAACAAAAGCGTCAGGAGCAGAAGGGTCAGCTACGATATCCGCAGCAGTGGCGAGCATAAAATCCTCACCAACATAATTGACACCATCTTTAGTATTAAGAGATCCAAGACCTCTAGAAGAAACACCGAGTTTTACTCCTTCATCGAGTAAGTTTTTAGCGATTTTACCCATTGGAGTTTCCAATAGTTTCGCCTTACCGATGAAATTGTTTCCTTCTCTCTTTAGGGAAAGAATTTTATGTGAAACACGATCAAGGTTGATGGTAGGACCATCAGGATGACCGAGTTCACCGAGAGCTCTGCCTGTTCCAACGAAGCTCTCGTTATATTTATTAACTTCACGCTCAAGGATATTTACGGGGTAATGTCTACCATTGCGGTTAGTGATATCACCCTGAAGAAAAATACCCTCAATATAGTGAGTTTTCTTACCGTCTTTTTCTTCGGTAAGAACATTGATTTCTTCAATATTCTCTGTGATTAGTTTCATCATTCTTCGTCCTCCGATACTTCTTGGTTAAAAATGTTTTGTGCCACTTCAACTTTTCTTTGTTGAATTGCATCGAACGCTTTCGACTGTAAAGCATCATTAACTAGTTCAATAGTTTGAGCGTTGTTCTTGGCAAAAATGCTATCAAAAATTTCTGTAGACATAGTAATACTGTTTCCTATCTAATTATTTAGAATTCTGCTTTTTTCAAATCCTTAGGATCTGGTTCAACTCCACCATCACCGATTTGAGCGCCACCTTGATCTGCTGGTGGTAAAGCATTTGGATCTGCCATGGCATTAGGATCCATAGAAGGATCCATCATTGCGTTAGGATCTACAATTTTTCCATCTGCCATTTCTTCCTCGATCTGCTTATCAATTTCCTTAAATTCCTCTTCAGTTTGCTTAAGAACATTACGACGAATTTGCTCAATTGAGAAGTACTTACCGACAAAAGGATCCATGGTTGCAACGAGATTCATTCTCTCGTTCATCATTTCCATGTTCTTGAGTTCATTGAAGTAGTTGTCTGCAATGAAATCATATTGAATGTGATTCTTAATTTGATCCCAATCTTCTAGTGTAAGAACACCTTTCAGAAGAAGTTGAGTTCTAAGAATATCTTGGAAAAGATCGGAGAATCTCTTACGGAGACGGTTGATGAACTTTTGGAATTTGAGTTCGTCTCTCGTAATTTCAGTAGAACGACCAATGTTGAATGTAGTTTCTGTTTCTAATCTTGAGTTTGGGACATTTAAAGCTTTGTAGAGTTTCTTTTGGAAGTACTTGACATCCTCCAGTTCTCCAAGATTTTGACCGCCAGGGAGAGTAGTAATTTCCGTTCCTCTACCACCCTCACGACGAGGAAGCCAAAAGTCCTCAAGCATCGACATAAATTTGCGATCATCTTTGATCTCTCCAGTATTCGCATCATAAACAAGTTTATTTCTGTAGCGAGACATAACCTCACGGAGGTATTGCTCTGCCTTGATCTTGGGTAGATTGCCAACATCGATGTAGAAAATTCTACGCTCTGGAGCACGCGACAATCTATAGATAACCAGTGAGTCTTCGATCATTCTCAACTGGTTAACTGCCTTAATTGCTTTGTGCAGATGTGAAAGAACCATGTTCTTATTCATATCAAAGATTCCAGAATGCACAAAGGTGATTGCATCTGGGGCAATTTTGATTCCTTGAGTATCTCCTGCTTTTAGTCCTTTTCCGTTATAGATGAAATACTCAGCAGTTCTCTGCATGAATGCTTGATTTGGATCATCTGGATTGATTCTTTGTGGGCGATTCTCAATTTCAACCACTTTACGAATCTTTCTTGGATCCACGTATCTCAATTCTATAATTCCTTCAGCAGGATCTTTAGGATCAATAACTTTATGATAAAATAGTCTTCCATCGACGTACCAACGACGGAAGATCTCATATGATTTGTTTTCAAAATCGAGAAGTTCTAAAACAAAATCAAATTCTTCACGAATTAGTTTTTTTACCTTCTCGCTCAGTCCCTTAATATTTTCTAAGTTAATTGCAACTGGTACGTCGTTATAACTTCCGCATATAGCTTCATTCACAACATCATCTACAGCAGAATCGCACTCTGGTTGTAGAATCATATCACGATAACGAGTGATCATTTCCCACTCATTTTTTACCGTGCCATCGATATCCACATAATAACCATAGTGTCCTCCTGCGGCAATAGGAGTTGCACCATCTTGATTGTCTTTCTGCACAAAAGAAGGCCCTTTCGGAACCTTCTTTGCTCTCTCTATGGAGTATCCAAATAACTGAGACATTTTATAGTATCGAAGATTAATCCGATACTATTTATCAATATTAGGAAGGAGTGTATGCAGGAGATACTGCAGGGCTTGCAGATACAAGTTCTGTAGTAGCAGCAGCTACAACTGGTTCCCAATATTGTACTTGCCACTCAACAGTGAACTCTTCAATTGCGTCATTTGAACCATAATCAAGATCAATAGCAGCAACGTTTGATGGCCAGCACTGTCTCATAATATATGATACTACTGCATTTCCTCTTCTATCAAGTTGAGTAACTCTCATGTCTGCCATGTAGTTTAGATAATCAGGTGATGAAGCAGGAGTAGCGCCATATCTAATTCTAGTTGCATTCTCCTCATAGAGTTGAATTGCATCCATCCACTGAAGGAACATTTGTCTTAGTGAATGTGCAGTGTCGTTTTGAATTGTAATTGTCCATGGTTCAAAAGTTCTGTCTCCAGCAATTTTGAGCATTCTTCCACGGAAAGGAACTTCGACAACACCAATAGTTGATGCTGGAAGTTGTGCAGCCTTACAAGTGAAGGCTGCTAGGGTTGTTAAACTAGTTACGTCTGCAGCAGCGACGCCGATCGCACTACCAGGGGATCCAGCTCCAGGTAGAGCAATGTCTACCTGGAATAGATTTGGTCTTGCAAAATCAACATCGAGACCTGAGATAAAAGACGTAATCGGACCTCTATTATTTGATGCCATTTTTAAAATCCTCCTTTGTTATTTTTGGGAAAATGAATTACGAAGCAACTTCGCTAAACGAAATACCAGATCTTGTTGCAATGAATGTTAGAGTAATGTAGTTGATTGTTCTGGTTGGCTTTAGATAAATCTCAGCGTAGAGTTCTCCTCTATCAATAGATTCTGGAGTGTTATTTTCCCCATCACACTTAATTAGATAATCCTGAAGACCTCTTCTTGCTTGAATGTTTCTTAGGAATGGATCGATAGCATTAATTAGAGTTGCTCTCGATGTCTCATCGTTGATTTCGAACAATAGACTCTTAGCAGCATTAGCAATAACTTTCTCGCAAAGGAGGAATAAACGACGAACGTTAATTCTATCGAATGCTGATGCATATCCTAGTGCAGTCTTATCACCGAATAGGACGATTCCAGATCCAGGGAAAGAAACAATTGGATTGATTCTTTCAACATAGAGTCTGTCTCTCTGATCCTTTGTTGGTGAGTATGCTAGTTTGATAGCGTTTCTTAGAACACCTCTGGTTAGACCAGCTGGTGAATACCAGTCAGCTTCAGTTTGTGAGGTTGTTAAGCATAGACCTGCAATGTCAGCATTACATGGAATATAACGATATACATCATTATATCTGTCGTAAATATACTTATAACCACTATCTAAGATAGCATATGAAGTGCTTGGGAACTGTCTGAAGTAATCTACTAGGTTATCGGTAGCAGTATCGGTATCTGCAACGTTAACAACCATATCTCTTACTGGAGAGAAGAATGCAATGCAATCCTTTCTTGCTTCTAGAATAGAGATAATTGCACCAGCTTTTGCTAATGCTTCAGTAGCATTTGCTCCCATTGGACCAGGAATGATGAAATCTACCTGCTCAGTCTCTGGATCTGAAATATAGTTAATTGCGGTTTGATATTCACCAGCAGTTGTGGTGTAAGAAATTACACCAGCAGTTCCTGAAGTTGCTCCAAGGATATACTCAACGGTTGGACCATATGCACTATTTACATAGGTTAAACCTGAAACGGGATCAGTAGTTCCTGTTAATGAATGTAGGAGGTTAAATGATGTATTAGATGCTGCTTGACCCCAATCTCCATCAGACGCAACTGTTCCAACAGTAAATGAGTTTGTATCATCTACATCTCCAGCATAAATGTAGTTTGAACCAAACTTCAATGCTGACTTGTAGTAATTAACTTCGCTGTTAGAAGTTTTGCTATCAGATGCCTTCGATAGGAAGAAAAATCTTTCTAGAATTGTATTTGGAGATCCTGTAATAGTTCCTGTTGAATCTACAACAACAATGTGCATTTCATCTCTGAAACCATTTCTTGCAGCAGCAAATGGTGAAGTGCCTGGACGTGGAGCAATATTGACCCATCTTAGACCAGGGAAAACTTCTCTAGTTTGATACTCATTTGCAACTGTCTCAACATCAGCAGTGTTTGTATTTGCATCATCAACTGAATCTGTGGCAACAAACTCTGTTGAACCTTTATCTAAAACAACTAGAAGCTCTCTGGATACTCCAGAAACAGCAATATCTGCAGATGCTCCAGTTGCTGCTTGAGCGATGGCATCTCCAGCAGCAAGAATTCCAGTATGACCTGCTCCGAGTTCAACTTCGATTGTTGATGCAGATGCATCATAAGCAAGAATTGTACCAGCAGTAGAATCGATAGTTGCTGCACCTTCAGCAAATGATCCAACAATATTGGTTAGTTTTAATTTTACTCTGTACTTATAAACTTTACCAACTGCTCCAGATGCACCAGAAACTGCGTCTCCAATACCAAATTCCCACTCATTACCGCTGGAAGGAGCAGCAAGTTTTAGAATTTGATCAGCACCAGCATCAGTCATGTAGATTCTGATGCCATTTGCATATGTTCCTGCAGTCTTAGCAGCAAAGTACCAAGTTGCACCACCATTTTCGTATGTATCTTCATACTCATCGCTATTTCTAATCTTAACAGCAGTACTGTTAGAAACAGCGTTCTTTAGTGTTGAACCATCAGTTCTAATAACTTTAATTACACCACCATATAGAAGGTACTGTGCAGCAGCGAACCAAGTTTCGTAATTGCTGTCGTTTGGCTTACCATATACAGTCTCTAACTGTCTCTCTGTGGTGATAATTCTAATCTCGTTGATAGGACCTCTTTCAAATGGTCCAGCAATAGCAGCGAATGTAGGGTTAGATACAGTAGTGCCAGTGCTTCGATCTAGTTCTCTAACTAGTACTCCAGGGGAGTATTGACTTAATGCCATGTGTTTTCTCCTGAGAAATCAAAGGTTTATTTCTACAAATATTTATAATTTAGGTTTTTTCTATTGGGGAAACAATGCACGAACAAAATTACCAATCTGGATATTCCCACATATAGAAAGAAACATTTTCTTTTCTTTTCCTTACTATCCTTTTTACTGTACAATCTTTACACTCATAAGAATACGATGATGGATAGGAACCCCTATTCTTACGAGTTAGATAATAGTCAGACAATAAATTTTTAATTTCACCACAACTTCTACATTTTCTATCAACAAATAATAAATGCTCTAAATTTATTTGCCTATCTAAGTCCATTAGATATAATCCCACATAAATGATCTATCTCCATATTCATCTAAGTGCCATCTGTCTCCATCTCCGTCTACAAATGACTCTTCTTCTGTACCATCTATAATAAAACCAAATGGTGCCATATCTGCTTCAATTGCCTCTCTTTGGTCATCATAAATTCTTTGACGAACATCATTATTCGTCATTTCCCTAAAGTAGGGTTGCATCGCTAACCACGAGAAAATAACCAAAGACATTGCTAGGTCATCATTACATCCTTCTTCTGCTTCAAATGAATTTCCTTTCTGAATAAATGTAGTCAATTCACTGATAATGTCATAGTCTTTGACAATTAACTTATCTTCTTCAATCATTGCCTTCAAATTGGAACATCCAACTTTCTTAACAGCAGAGGTCATTCTCACACCAAGAGAAGCCTTCTTACCACTAAATCCAGATCCAACGATCTGACCAGCACGACCTCTCATCGAACACATTAAAAGGTTGTCGTACTCTAAATCATATTGCAGAATATCAGCGACTTGTGCGCCAATATCATTGACTTCTATTAGTATATATGCTTTGTTGTAATTTTTTGCGACATCGTGTATAATATTAGGAAGTAGGATCGGTTTAATATCATTATTCTTGTACTTACCGACAATATTATATGGAATGGTTGTAATATCTATAATGATGAATGCCGAGTAGTCTTGACTTGTTCCTCTAGAAGTATCGACTGTTAGAATATATTGATGATCTGGTTTTGCCTCTTCGTAAATGTCCAATCCTTTATTAGAACGAATTGGATCGTCATAGACCATGTTTCTGAGTTTCGCTGGGTTGATTAGAGTATCAACCGATCCTAAGAACTCACACTCAAATTCCTGAGTAAATTGCCTTAGTGAGGTGTTGGCAATCGTCTCTTCTTTCCACTTAGCATCTCTACCAGGAACTTGAGACCAATGAACTTCAAGAGGAATATAACTGTTCTTATGTCTCTCTGCATCATGCCAAAGTTTATAGAACATGTTCATCCCGTTTGGTGTAGAGATGATAATAACTTTGGTGGATTTACCAGACGAAATAGTAGGATACACAGAGGAGAAGAACTGCTCTGCGATGTTGTTTGGAATGAACGCAAATTCATCCAGGAAGATGATGTTGAAAGAGTTCCCTCGGACTGCGCTAGAAGACGTTGAGGCAGCGATGATCTTCGATCCGTTCTCCAGTTCCACGGAACCCTTGTTCCACGATATAACGCCATGCTGCATCCACTTAGGGAGGTTCTCGTAAGAGAGTTGAAGACGCGATAGCAATTCTCTAGAAGTCTCTGCTTTGTTTGCTAGAATTGCGATCTTAATGTTTGGATTGAAGATTGCATAGTGCAGCAAATAAGAAACTACCGTCGTAGATTTTCCAGTCTGACGCGGTAGTTTTGCGATATTGAATCGATTATTATGGAAGTTCTCAATTAGTTTCTCTTGGAAGTCCCACATCTCAAATGGGACAAGTCCTTCATCAAGAGAAACGATCTTGATATATGTCTTGGCAAAGTAGACAGGATCCTTAGAGCACTTGATAAATTCCTCAACTTGTTCTTGAGTAAATTCAACAGATACATTCGCTTTCTTTAGATTAGGATTACCAAGATAGATGTCATTAGGATTCATGAGGTAGATTTTGTTCGCTATATGTCTTCAACTTATTTATTAAAAGTTGATATTCTTCTACCAAATATTCTGATCCCGTCTCGTGTTTATATAGTTCACACGCCCTAATTAGACGATTAATATCTTTCTCACTGAGTCTATACATCAGCATTTCCAAGCTCTCAACGATTTATTTATTCTTGAATCTGGATCGTTTGCAGTTTTCTTACTGGTTAGTTTATCTTTCATGCCAGACATTCTTGCACAAAAGGATCTCTTACGAGGACCACCTTCAGGTTGAGGTGCTTTCAAATCAGAACCAGGATTCTCTTCCTCATATGATTTGCGACCCTTCTCATTCAATCCACCATTCTTATTTTTACCTTCCTTTCTAGTCCATGCTGCACTTTCTTTATATGTTGCTGCAGCATCCATATTATGAGCAGTATCAGTAATCTTCGCTTGCACCCAAGCAGGAATATTCTTCTCTTTTTTCCCTAAACTTTTCTTGAGTGTTTTAATATTCTTGGCAGCACTATCTAGTTGCGATTGTGCCATTGAAACTTCATGATCCTTTTCTTTAGCCTCTTGGATGTATTCAGCAAAAGAAGGGATGTATGAACTGTTTAGACGTGCTTTCTTCTGTGCCTTTTCATATTCTCTATGTGCTCTGTTCCTTGCTGTCTCTGCTTCCATAGGACTTTTGCCCGCCTTGGTTGCAGCAGCATGAGCAGCATCTCCAGCTGATTTCTTAGCATCAGCAGACTTCTGTGCTGCATTTGCTACATCCCTATTTGAGATTACTTCAGAAGATCCTACTCTCTGTTTGATGCCACCGAATCGTGCTCTTCTAGCACCACCAGTAGATACATTTTCGTTAATCATATCAACCACCTACAACTTGAACCTCAGAACAATAAACAGTTAAACCATTATTAGTATCTCCTTTGGCGGAAATTTTAATAGAATTACTTAGAGTTGCAGTTCCAGTAAAATTTGAATATGCTGATGAATCAACACTAACAGTAATAGTGGTATCGGTAATTGCTGTTATCGCCACATGTGCAATACCAGAGTTGTATGCTGCTACTGAAGAACCAGTAATGGTCACGTAATCACCAACTCTAAATGGAT